GTCTCTAATTGTAGATACTTCTATATCCATTCCTATGGGATCCATGCTCCCAACCTCTGGAGATACGTTATTGAAATAACAAGCTGGTAAATTAATGGTCATTGAATAAGTCGAAGACCCCGCTCCCGCTATTGTTACTCCGGTATCCATAAAAATCTTAATAGATGTTTGAGTATTCTGAATAAACCTATCATAGGATGTAGTAGTATCAAATTGTTGATTAAGCGTCAGCTTAACATCTCTTCTTATGGGTGGCAAAGCGTGAATATTAGCGGTTCCTAAATTGCGCTGTTCGGCTAAGTTATTATTGAGAGCTAACTCAAATCCAGTTATGTACTCTGTCGAAACGTTTGTAATCGAATCACCTGTTTGAAAAGTCACGCCTGTAAAATTCAAAGGATTAATTGCTGAAAAACTAGCTGTCAAACTGTCTGAAGTTGATGTCCCTTGCGCTCCCATTAGTTCAAATGAACCTGTTACGGGCGAGCCAACTTCACCCTTGATAGTCATCGTATTTACTCTCATGCCTAAGTAAGTCCATTGAGCCGTAGACCCTCTACGCACTTGCATTGTCATGCCTACCATATCGTCACTTGCAACAGAACTATTGTTATTCTCCATGTCGCCAGTTGCAAAAGTATGTGTGAAAGAACTTGCTGCAATCGTTGCACTTGATACCGTTCCGCCCATTGCATGTTTAATCAAATAATTACAAGCATCCTCTGCAGGATTCACGTCAATTTCTATAGATCCAGCTACCGCAATATTACCTGTAAGTCTACGAGTAAAGTCTCTAGTTGTATTTATTGATTCGAGTAACAGCTCTTCCCGTTCTTTTTTAATTGATTCTGTTCTAAACTCGATAAAACTTGATCCTGTAGCATATGTAGTCGATGCATAAGTAGTTTCCTCACTTATAGCTAAATAACTACCATAGCCTAAATATGGAGTATTATTCCCTACTGCCATTTTCCGTTACCTCTCTCTTCCTGACTTCTCGCACTTCTTCAAAGCACGGTTTTTGCCCATTCTTTTTTTTCATTAAAGATCTTTTTTCGCTCGGTGTCACCATTAATATATTATCGCCCGAAGGAAGTGTCACACCACCTCTATGATAAGTCAAATAAGGGATTGTAATCGGTCTATGATCTACATATTTTATTTTCTCTTTCATTGATAACTCCTTATGTCTCTAATTACACTGATTATAGTATAAATAATTCCTATCGCTAATAATATATATAAATAAATCATACAGCCTCTTGAAATAAATCTTGTGGTAAATGCTGTACGATTACATTTAATACTTGGTGTGTATTCAAGACCTCTTTTAATTTTTCTCCACCTTCTTGCGGTGTAACGATAATATTTTGCGCTCTATTCTTAATTATAAAATCTATTTCCTGCTGATTTAATTCACGGCCTTTAACTCCCTTCATAACTCGTTCAAGTTTAACTCTTGGTATTTCCAACAGGCTATCGCCACATATAAATATCTTTTTCTTGTGAGGCGCCAAAATCGCCCTTATGTAATCCATCAACCAACGCGCGCTAAATAATAAGTTCTGTGATGTTGATACTAATTTTGCACCCGGTGTCAGAATTTGGAAATGATTCATGTACCATCGTTTATCACAATCATAATCACAATAATAATTCCCATCACCCCAGTGATAGTCATATCCGACTAAGTAGTATTCATCATACATCATATACGTTTCTGCATGTACCAGTACTGAGTTACCTACATTTGATGAGGCCTTAACCATCTCATTACACCCGCTTATAGGCGCGAATATGTCTTCCGTTTTTATGTTATCTTGATTAACTATATAAAATAATTTCCCTTTCCAATTCTTAGCCCATTCAGGATTGGCCGTAACATTCATTATCAAACACATATCTTCTGTCTGATCTACATAAGGCTCGCACCATGTCTCATAATCAATACCTGCATCAGCTAAATAAACAAACTGTGGTTTGACGCCGTTCTTAAGCAAGTAAGACATTGCCTTATCCACACAAGCGATATCCATGGCATCGTTTTTAATCTTAAGATATTCCACCTGATTTTCAAGCTCTGCCCCATACGCTACACATATTAACTTTCGTCCTATCCCATGACCAAAAATTAACTGATTGCTTAATCCTTTTTCTTTTAAAATCTCTCCATTCACTTTGGCGTGACTTCTCCAGGTCTCGCCCCATTGCTTCATCGCACCTTCACTTTGTTTCAATACTTCTTCTGGTTTTAACATTTTAACCTCGTTTTTTTATTATCAAACTTATTCTACTCTGCGAATTATAAGTATCTTCCACGTATTCAGCCTCATAATTAGTATTAGCAACTAAACAGGAATCAACTGTAGAACTCAAAGAAATATTCTTCCTAAATATAGTTTGGATATTATTCGATAATCTTATAAGTTCGTCGTCAGATTCTTCTCTTGCATCTGATAGACCTACACCATAATCTACTACAGCAACTACGTCAATTCCTATTTCTACATCTCTATTTTCTGAGTTACCCATTAGATAAAAATCATCAACTTCATTCTTAACCTCAACGAATAAAGCCGGGTAATGTATATTAAGTAATGGCTTTTTCTCTGCATTACTACCAGATATTTTAGCAACTTTTTTTTTAAGATTACCACTTAAATCAGTAGTCGCTGTATTAGTATTAGCGCCCTTAAGTGTGTCTATTACTTTAGTCTTAATTGTTAAAACATTAATGGCCATTTGTAATATACTCCAATAAGTCTTTAGCAAACTTAAGCCTAAGTCGATCATTTACCCACATAAAAGATCGTGCAGGAATATTTCTTGTCCCGTTTTCGTGCCATTTTGCATATTTTCGCCTAGTAAAAACTTTCGCCCATAACGCAGTTGATTCCCAACGGATAGATTCTCTTAATAGCCCAGTATCTTGCAAAAGTTTAGTCCCACCTCTTTTAGTAGGTCTTCGACTAATTCTTTTTTCCGTTTTAGGATCTTTAAATTTGTACCATTTAGAACCATCATCATTTTCTTCTATCCGAAACGAATTTATTACATCTTTATACGCTTTAGCGCCAATTATTCCCATTACTGTTTTGGGATTTTTTGCACGGGTTTGCATGTCCTGAAAATTCTTTTTAATAGCAATAGCGCCTATAATTTTAAGATCTAGCATCGTCCACCGCATCCTTCAANTCTTCATCAAAGTCTTGACTTGTTATCGAGTCTATATCAAATAAAGGTTGATAATCTTGTGTACTACTCCAAACTCTGTCAGTCACCTCTGTAGTCCTTTCAGATATAGAACTACCACTAGTGTCTACAAGATCAATCTTGCCATTCATAATNTCCGTGAGAGTTTGCATGGCATCTTCTTTAAGCTCTTCTAAATACTCACTCCGTATTTTGATTGTCTTGTGTGAAGAAAGATCTATACACATAATAACTAACTATATCTTCNGCTATNGTTCTAATCAATGGNGGTGTAGTTGTAAAAGGTAACGTCAAAACGTCTTGCACACTTACCGTTAATCAGGCCGTCTGTACGTCGTACATGTAAATCTATCGTTTCCTTGGTTCGCCAAAAACCATCTATTGTTGTTGTGTTTGGCAATAAAGGCAGATTTGTTAATATAGCTATATTAGATACGTAAGCCATTTAATTACCTTTTAAAAACTTCTCATCAATTCCTGAGTTGCTTATAACATGCTTTCCCTTTATGATCCCTTTGCATTTACTTTTTGCAACTCCGTTCTTGTACGTTACAGTCTCAATAATTTTAGTTTTATCACCGACTGATGTTCTTAGATGTTCTGCTCTTTGTATTCTGTTTACTACATTAGCTTCGGAATACGCAGTTTCATTTTTTTTTGTTACTTCTTTGTCAGTCTTCTTGTTTTCTACTTCTTCTTTTTCAATTCGTTTTCTTGCCATTTTTTCCTCATGAATAGTCCCCCCGAAGGGGGACATTTAATTATTTTAGTGTAACTGTTTTATAAAGATAAGCTGTAAGCGATGCAATGACTCTAGGTACTGCCTTAGTGCGAACTTCTATGTAATCACCATCTATAGAATTATCGTACCATTTTTTTACTTGTCCATGGATTTCCTCGACTTTTAACTCTAAACATATTAGCTGCAGTAGCTTTTTTAAGCCCCGGCATTGGCTCAAAATAAGCAATCAAACAATCAGTAGGCCAAATAGCCGTTGAAGTACTTGCGAGACCTTCTTGATTTGATTCTGTAAAAGCAGTTCCTACATATACATTCGTCATATCAAAAACACCTGCTAAAATCTGCTCAGTTAAAATTTGATCTTTTGTATAAGCCAATCTTGTATATACATTGTTATTCTCTTTTAGTACATTAAGAACAGCATTATTAAAAATCATGGTGTTTGCTCTTTTGCCCGATTGCGCAAGTATAACTGCAGTTGCTGAAAGTACATTTTGGATCGGCGCACTTGTATTAGTACTAGAGTAATCCCAACTAGTCGCAGTTGTTAATGTTCCATTTTGGCTAAAAGAAGTAGTAGTAAAAAGCAATGTTGACACAGCTTCCTCTTGAAACATCTCAATCTTATCTGTTAAAAATTCCACCGTGTCAACATCCAATGATCCCGGCACATCAGAATTTACTCTATCGGTATCAGAAATCACATCTTTAAGCGCAAACTCTCTTACAACATAAGTACTAGTTGATACGTCCCATGTTGCCATGTTGGCCGGAGATCTATTAGCCCTTTCAACTTCTTCTTGTCTAAAATTCTTATTATAAATATAATACGATCCTGAATCCTGAATGACATTGACGTCTTTCATGAATTTAGAATGTATATATTGTTCGTTTTTGTATTGCAAAGACACGTTAGATAGCGACTTTGAAATACTTAATGATCCTTGTGGCATTTTAGCCCCCTTTTAAGCTATAAAATTTCTATCCCATAATTGAGGATTTACATATATAGATATCACCGAATTCGTTGATCCTGATTCTAATGCTCTACCAATCACTGTAGAATGCGAAGATGTACTCATCGTCGCTGCACTTACTGAAGAACCGCTAATTATCTCTTCAATGTGCCCTCTGAACGTGGTTGTACTCACACCATCATAAGCTTCTACATAACCAAATTCAGTGATTGAGCTTGCACATTTAGCTTTTGAAACTCCAAACATTCTTACATTACAACTCAGACTTCCTGCACTCATAGCGCCTGATTGATTAATCCCCACAAAAGCATAAGCGTTTGCAGTGCCTGCAGTGATCGAATCATTCGTGATATAGACTGTTCGATTTCCCGAAGTTGTAGTTGCTCCAGCGCCAACGCATAAAAATTGAGAGGTTGAAGTCCTAACACTAGCGCCTGCCTTTAAGGTTATATCATATTCGTTTCCTACTCCACCGACTGCCATTATTCGTCACCTCCATTTTTATAAACTGCGTTGTACGCTTCTGCATAAGTTACTTTATGCTCATCAACGTAGTTTTGTACTTCCTTATCAAAGTCTTTCTCTGCAGTCTCTACGACTTCGGATTTTTCTTGTGATAGATCTACTTGCTTAGGCAAAGATTCGATAATTTCTTTAACGCTATCAAAATCTTTTTTTGCTAATTCAGTAAACTTTTCCACTTGAGCTGGAAGTACTTTACCTTCAGATATTTTAATATCTATATAAGATTTAATTTCAAATTCTTTTTTTTCTAATTCTTTAGTTTCAATTTTTTCCGTTAATTCCTTAACTTGGGTTTCAAGGTCGGCAATATTCTGAGTATAAGATATTTCGTTTTTCTCATACTCCTTTATCTTCTCTGAATATTCTCTAACTTGCCCTTGAAGTTCTTCCAAAAATTTTCCATCTGGCATGTTATTCTCCATATCGTGATATTCTTTAAGCTCCTCAAATTCTCTATCTTCAATATATAGATTTATAAAATCATCAAGATTGCGTACTGCTGGAGTATCTGCTCCTAGTAACGCAACCGCTTTAAGTACTTTTTTGTATTTTTTATCATCAATTTTTAAGTTCCAATATATTTCGGAGCTAAATCTCCCATATGCATCCTTATCGATAAGCTCCTTGATCTTTTTTGGGATACTTTTAAAATCGGCCAATAGTTTATCACCTTTTCTCTTTAGATTAGTAATCCAACCCGCCGATGGCATCCCATCTTTTTGTAATAACTTTTGTTCTTTATTATGCCCTAATTTTAAATAAGGCTTAATTATCCCACCGATTTCTTGGAAGGATTCTACAATTTCATCTAAATCTTTTTCAGTATATTCATCTCCATTCCAAACGCCAGCGCTGAATATTTCTACATCGCTTTTATTGAAAGTTGTAGCCTCTTCAAATTTAGTTTTAAATTCATCAATCTTTTCTGCTGTTTCTTTTAAATTGGTAAATGACATAATATCTCCTAATCTGGCATTGCGATTGGAATACGCTTTTATTGCTGTACTCATTTTAACCTTAAAAAACTCCCGCCTACATTTTGATCTCTCTCTGTTGCTGGAGGTGGATTAACAACTAATTCTTCATCTTTAAATATCGCCACTATAAGTGATCTGCAATTAAAATGGTTAGGTGGGTTGTAATAGCTAAGCTCAGATTGTTTAAATGTTTTCTTATCAAGTCTTGTGCATATGTCGCTAGTTCGTCCGTCTAGTATGGCTGAATATTGATAGGCTTGTATTTCAGTACTTAATTCGTTAAACTGTCTTGCTCTTCCTTCGTTATAGCCTGCATTGAGATTTGTTCTAACTAAAGTTTCTATTCTATTAGCTTCTAAGTTGATGTCGTAGCCCTTAAGGATGCCATCTAACGTTGACATTATATCACGTACGCTATCGCCTGCTCTTATTCCTTCTGCCAATGCTGGTTTAACTTTACCAAGTATAAAACCCGCTTCCATGTCACTCACATAGGCTGCGTGTTGTGTTAACCACTCGGCAATTTCGTCGTCATTCAGTATCCCCGGATCATCCACTATAAAATTTTTAGTAACAGACCCTTGCCCAGCTTCCATAGAGTTTTTAAGCATATTTCTAATTAATTTATTTATCTTAGCTTGGTGCTTTAGGTTAAGATTGTTTATAAGGTCAAACTTTTTCTTCTCTACTATCTGCTTACGTTTAATCTCATCGACTAAAGCATTTACGCTAAGACGATAAGCATAAGCTAAGTCCTCTGTATATTCTTTTTCTAAATCTGTAAAATCTTGGTCTATTTGTTTAAAATCTACTTTCTTTTCATATTCTGTCAGCTCTCTATAAGCACTAAATGTAAATTCTTTTTTCTTAACATTTGGAGGGGGTCTTTTGTCATCTGGTTTGTCGTCTTTTTTATCATCTGGTT